GTTCCAGTCAATGTGATTGATCCAGAATAAGAAACAGGCGATTCCATTTCCGCACTTTGCTCAAGTGATGAAAGGAAACCCTCTGCAGTGAAAATACGATCACCTGTTGTTTCAGTTCCGAATACAACAGTCAATTGTGTACGTGCCAAAAGGAAATCAGCTAATTCAGTAACGTTTGATGTGTCATCATAAGTGACTAATCCATCAAATGAAACTTCACCGCTCATCACACCTGCGATAACCTCTTGAAATCCGCTTGAATCTTTTGTTGTTGCCTCTGGCAAATCAGTTGATAATGTTAATGAGCAAGATGTTGTATGCCCAAGATTTGTTCCTTCTACTGAAAGCAAAAGGTTTGTTCCGTTAAATACACCCGTTGTTGGCATAGCTTTTTAATTTTTTAATTCTATACAAATATACTATATTTTTTTAATTCAATGTCATCAATCCAGTGAGTGAAATTCCAACTGAATATGAAACCGAGTTTTCCATTTCTGCAATTTGCTCAACGGATTCAATATATCCCTCACCATTAAAAATATACAATGAACTTGCGGAATCCTCAAAATAGAATTCCGCCTTTTGTTTTGTGAGCATCATTGTTGCCAATTCGTTGAAATTTAATGCATCACCATAATCAACCAATCCATCAACTGCAATTTCACCCGATCGAACACCTGCAATCACTTCACGAAAACCATTGGAATCCTTTGTTGTGGATTCGGGCAAATCAACGTTCAATGAAACCGTTGTTGATGTGGAATGCCCAAGTACAATTTTTTCATCCTCAAATGCATCACGCACACAATTCAATGATTCAAGAGTGCCACCATCATTCAAAACCCGCCCTTGAAATTGGGCAACCTTTGGATCAATATCACTCTTGTACAAAAGAAAATTTGTACCATTGATAACTCCCATTTTTTTTATATATAATCAATCCCAAAAAAGGAATGAACTCCATTGTCACTTAATGTGATTTCGTATTGCTCCCAATCCTCTGGTTGCGCTTCAATACCCTGCCAAAGCACATCAACGGAAAAGTTTTCCGCCAAAACTGCATCGGTTTCGATATTACCCTCATCATCATAAACTGGTTGCTCCACGATTGGATGATATAATTTCACAATCACGTGCTTGTGATCAGGATGTGTTTCATCCAATTCCTCATCATATTGTGATGGCAACGCATCAATCAAAGCATCCGCAGTTGCTTCATCTGGAAATTCATATTTTTTAAATATATGGCTCATTTTTTAAATTTTAAATTGTTGTTAGTGTTGCAAGTTCGGAATCTGAAAGTGCTTCATTATATATTTTTGTTTGATATATTTCGCCTTCAATAAAATTAGTAGTTGCGTTACTATTAGCAAAATCAAACCTTGATAAACCAACAGGAGTGTTGCCACTTGGATCAGAAAATACCTGTGTGCCATTTATGTAAGCTTTAAAATCGTTTTGCTTGTATCTAAAAGCTATTTTGTTTCTTTGGTCAAAATTGAACGATATGCTAAAAACACTATCCGCTTGTGCGACACCACTATTTGCGACATAAAAACGAATTATCGCACTTGCACCATAAAAAATTATTGTAATTCTATTATTTGAAGTTCCGTCGCCTAAAGTTAATTCTCGTGTGTTTCCGCTAAAGTTTTCTAAATCTAAAAACAAAGTACCTTCACTATCATTAAAAATATATTCATTCCCACCATTTGCAACCTCATCTTTTACCCTCGTAACCGCACCGCCTGATGTTGGGATTGTGCTTGTGCTATATGTTCCCGCCTCAAATTGCATTCCCCAAACGGCAATTTTATCCCCTGCGCTACACACAAAGTTCAAATCCAAAAATAAATTCACACCAAAATTTGTTGGAGTGATATTGTTTGCCTCATACCTTACCCATTCATCAGTAGGCGTAAATTCAGTTTCAGTATCAGTTAAACCAAAAAAAACATTTCCATTTCCATTTATTTTTTTAAGCCAAAAACTACACGAATGTTTTGCGCTTGTGTATGATGTATTTGAAAAATGCCTTAACAATGAACTTCCATTTGATGAAAATGTAATTGTTGATGCAGTTTGAGTTCCATCAGGTGCAATTGCATCATTATCAGTTATTGTTTGTAATGATGCGCCATTTAATACGCTCCAACTGCTTAATGTCTTGCTATACAAACAAAGATTTGTACGTTGTGGCTCAAGCAATAAACCACCTTTTGTGTTGCTTGAAAAATCAACTCGTGGCTCATTGGATGCAGCGTATTGCACCAATCCATTGCGCCCTAAATAAGTTCCGCCTGAAATCCTATCCACTTGAAATGGCAAACTTTTAAAATTTCCACCCTCATCGTTATATGCCAACAAACTTTTTTGTTTTGTTGCCCAGATATCATTGCCTAATTTTAATTTTGGATCTGCCATTTTTATTGTATTGTAAATTGTTGCCCTGTTGCCATTTCTGCAAATGTATCATAAGAAGTAACATCAACCATTTCCGCATCGGTGAGTGCCTTGTTCCATACGAATAATTCATCACAAGCATTTCGAAATCCAGTATCCGAAACAAAACGAGTTGTGCCAATTATAACAGAATTGAAATCCCAAGATAAATTTGTTCCGCTTGATTCATTGCGAACTTCAATTCCATCAATGTACAACTTGTATGTGGTTGCGCTTGTAAATTTAATGGCAACTTTTTTGACTTCACCAACAAAAACGGGATAAGTTTGTGAATCAACATCTTGTGTTGTGCGCCTCCTTTCAACTTGAACGAATGATGCGTTTGCCCAAGAAAATCTTAAATAATCAACCGCACTTCCGTTTTTGTAAATACTGAAAATTGTTTGGTTTGTGCTTATTGCATCAACAGTTCCTTTCCAATAAACAGTGATTGGATAATCACTTGCTAAATCCCCGAATGGTTGATTGTATGCGGAATCAATGTTGCGTGTGATTGGTGATGCCTCTGTTTTGATGTAACTTGTTGGATTTGAATTATGCTCCTTTTGGAATCCCCATATATATGCAAATTCACCAATTGTGCATGATATGTAGTTTGTAGGATTGTTACATAAAACAAGTTTCGCAATATCATAAGTATCACCGCTTGAATGAGAATAAGTCATAAAAATTCTATACCAACCGTTTGGATATTTTTGAATGCCTTTATTTGTAGCATACGAACTTGCGGTTGTAATACCACCCGTTTCCAAATCAAAAATAACTGCGGGTGTTCCCGTTGCGCCAAATTGCGCAAGTGCAATGTATCTGTTATTTCCCGCTTTTACAAAACAACTGATTGTCGATGTTGCGGTCACAGTTGTAATCAATTGCTCACACCTTGCTTGATTTGTTGAGGTTGCTGTTAATTTATCACCGTTATTTGTTCCATCAGGTGAAATCACTTGATCCGATGTGATTGTAGTTCCATTTTTCGACCAAGTTGATGCGAAATTTTCACTTTGTCGCACAAGATTCACTTTTGATTCCTCCAAAAGTAATTCAGGGCATCCCTTTGGGTTTCCATCCGCATCCAAACGATAATTCAAACGAGGCACGTTTTCCGCCATTGTTTCAATGTATCCGCCCTTGTTGATGCGTGTGCCTGATCCAGTGCGTGTGAATGTGAAATCCCCATCACCATCGGATGGCACAACGGAATAAACTTTGTCCTCCGCATACGCTGCGGGAATCATCGCTAAATTTGCAGTATCTTTTACTCCCATTTATTTCGTTTTATCTTTTATTTTTTCAAAGGTACGCAATCCACCCAAACCAAGCATCCCCAATAGTATGGTGATGAGTTGATCCATCTGAATTGCAGGAGGCATCACATCAGGTGAAACCCACGCAATTAAATCACGAATGATGAAGTTGTAAGCAAGTGCAATCCCACAAATCCAACCAATGAATGGTCGCCAACCCGCAACAAATATGCTCCGATGTTGTGCCTCCATTTTGTTGATTTCACTTTGCACCTTCACAAGTTCCATCATTTTATCAGGATCAATTTCTTTGCCTTTGATTGCTTCACGCAAATCCTTTGCAAATTCACCAAGTGATGATTTACCACCATTATTCAATCCCAATAATTTTGCGAACAGTGTTTTCATTAGTACACCCAAATAACATTTTTACTTTTATCGGGATCATTATCAACGTGAATAAACGTTTTGGCAATCCCTAATCTATTGAATCCAACAAGCATCAAAACTTCAATCAAACGAAATCGATCCGCTGAATTGTCGCAACTCACATCAATTGCGTAACCTTTCAAATGGCTTGAGGTTTTTGTTCCCCCAACCATTTCATTCCTTTTTTTTGTGCGTACCCCTGAATTGATGCGTATTGGTTTGCCAAACAATTCACGTGCCTGATCAATCATTTTTAACACATCATCATTCATACGTTCACCACTTCCAACTTCATCAGGTGAGTCAAATTCGCTAATTTTAAAATGCTTCATTAAAAACTTAAAATTGTGATTTGAAAATCCTCAACCCTTGCGGTTGCATTACTTTTATCAACTTTCACTTGTATTTTCACTCCGCTTGTTTTGATTGCGCTTGTTACAAAGAATTGAGTTGTGCGTGAATAACGCACCTCATCCCCAGATGTTGAAATCAAATCGTGAGCAAACTCAACGCTTTTTGTTGTATCTGGAAAATACAATCTTGAATCCATTCGTGTGTTTGCAGCACCTGTTGTGATATCATAATCATTGCGAATCAATAAAACTTTTCCAACTGGCACTTCACTCAAATCAATTGTGTTGGTTGCTGAATCCCACAAATCACCAGTGATGTATGTTGGCTTGTGTGTTGTAAGCGTACCCGATCCCGCCTTGTTGTTTGTTAAATCCTCCCAAGTATCCGCAGTTAAATTGATGGGAGTTGCAGTTGTTGCAGTATCCTCATAAAAGGCAAACCCGCCAAGTGTATCATATAGCGCATTTGTGCTTGTTTTGATTTCATTCACATTGGATGCGGTCACTTTGTAAATTTCCGCCAATGCTGATGTTTGATTATCCGTTTTATTTGTAAAAGTGATTTTTGCCATTATGATTGTAATTCAATTTGTAATTCGTTTTGTAATCCGCCCGATGGAGGAATTTGTTCCACACGATTGGAAAGTTCAATGATTGCCCTGAAATATGTGTGATCACTCAAATCTTGCTCAATATACTGAATGCCCTCATTTTGTGATGTGTACACATTGAATCCTTGTGCGCTTAAATCAAAATAGTTTGCAGATCGTGTGCGCAACAAAGATAAACATTCATCAACAATTAGGTTGCAATCAAGTTCACCGCCATTGTCCGATTCAAATCTTGTAACCACTTCAATCCTTGTAATCACTTCGGAATTGAATGTTGTTTGATTTTCATCAACTTCATTGTTTGTAAGGGAATAAACCCTTACAAATGGATAGGTTGCATCTGATGGCACTCTGCCATAAATTGGCACGATATTGCCACGCAATGAAACTTCGTTTGTTAAACGGTCAATGATGGCTTTTCTTATGCGGTGAATCACTTCTTTCATAATAATTTTTTAAGTTTTTTATCCACTCGTTTGAGCATATTATTGAAACCAACTCTTGCGGATGAAAAGAAAAATGGTCGTGCGGGTAAATTAACTTCACGAATTCCTTTGCCTTTGAATTGTGCTGCATAACCATCAGGAATTCCAAGTTCTTTCATATCCGCCAAACTTACTGATGATCCC